CGGTGGAGCCAATTGCTTGCGGTTAAATACAAAACCACAAAAGGCAAAATTCAGATTATAAGCAAAGAGGAACTCGGGAAAGAGCCATACAACATATCAGATATCGGCGTGGCCGATTGCCTAAGCATGACGTTCACGCCAGTAAAAAGAATGTTTAACATGCCCAGCGTGAAAGGTGGGATAAAATCAAGATTTTAATTATTGTGCAAACTGCCAGAATATGCTATAATTAATTTAAGATTAAAAACGGACTCAAAAATATGGCAATAAAAATAGACAGGGAACTCCTGCTAGAAAAATTACTCGAGGAAAAAAAGAAAGCGTACGAATATCGCATGCGGAAACATGCTGACTGGGATACGAATTATAAACTTTATCGTTTGCAGGTTGATATTGATAGGCTGACCCAGCGCCAAGACGCTTGTGTTCCACTCCTGAAAGGCTCCGTGAAGACCTATATGAGCAGGATAGGTGATGAACCAGAGATAACCATCGAAGATAAAGACGGCGACCTAGACCGAGAAATTATAGTCAACGAAAAGTGGGATGACACGGCCAACAAAATAAGCCTTGGAATTCTTGATAAAGTTGACAAAAGACAAGTTTTATTGTTTGGTGCAAGCTGGAAGAAATTGAACTGGAAAGACAAGGCTTTTTGTTCTGAGGTAAAAGACACCTACGACATGCTACATGACCCGAAAATGAAGCCGTATGACCTTGAAACAGCGAGATACATCATCGAGGGCGGAATATACCGCTCAATCGAGGAAATCCTCGCAGACGGCAAATATGAAGACGAGGGCAAGCAGGAATTAAGGGATTGGCGTGAAGAACTGGCAGGAAATGAAACAACAGGCAAAAAATCTGAACAGCCGACAAGTACGGTGGGCATAAACTTAACTGAGAAATATAGCGACGAAATAAGCGCCAGAAACGACCGCATGACATCCCTCGGTGTTGAGGAAATTGAAGATACGATCGCAGGAAGCGACATAATCGTTCATTTAAGCAACCACATAACCAGAATTTGGGATGCCGTAGCAAAGGAATACGTTCGGTATTTATGCGTTTATGCAGATGACAAAGTACTTTTAATGGCAAAACCGCTGAAAGAGGTGCTAGGCGTAGAATTCTACCCATTCGAACGCTGGTGCGGTGATGATTTGGAAGTAACTGACAGCTACCCCGATTCAATAGCGGACATTCTACGGACACCAAACCAAATGGTAAATACTTGGTATTCTCAGTTTTTTGAAAACAGAACATTGCGTAATTTCGGCATGAACTTCTACGATGCAACAATCGAGGGGTTTGAACCCGAAGCACTAGAGCCAAGAGCAGGCGGATGGTATCCATTGCCTGGGAAACCGAATGAAGTTTACCAGAGAGTAGAAATTCCAAACCTAGATAGCACGCCGAATGATATTCAATTTTTAATAAATATCGCTGAAAAAGAAACCGCCTCGACAGACGTAGAAAAAGGCGCAATATCGAGCGCACAAAAAACCCTTGGCGAAATAAAAATAGCAGTCGGGAAAGCGAACGAACGCATAAACGAAATGTCGCCATACTTCAATTTGAGCTGGCAGAGATTTGTTGAGAAATGGCTGGCCATAACCTTGGCAAACATGGGCGACATGAAAGAAACCCTGCACAAGAAAGCGCCGAACGGAAAGTATGTTCCAAAAACCATCTCGATGAAAGATATTAAAAACAAGGGCGGATACAAAGTTATAGTTGAGAGTAAGGCGCAGAAAGAACAAAATCAAATATCAGACCTGAATTCATTACTGGCCATCAAAAATGAATTCCCGAATAACGGAAAGCTTCGCAAGGCCATCCAGAAACGAGCGCTGAAAATTGTGAGCCTAAACCCTGAGGAAATAGACGAGATTATCGAGGAGGAAGAAAAGATCGTAGCACAGTCCGCACAGATGGGCGCAGGGAGCCAAGAAATGGGCGGAATGATGGCAGGTGGCGGAGCGCAAACAGCGCCGATGGAAATTCCAATGGGTGGCCAAGAGGCAATGATAAACGCTTAATACTTTAAATAAAAAAATATGTTTCTATTAAAATCACAATTAGACTCAAAAACAAGACAGGAAATAGATCGCATATCGGCGATTGCTTCTGGTTTAAGAACAACAGCTGAAGCAGGACTTTTGACCTCGCTGGCTCCATATCTGACAAACAGACTCGAGCAAGAGGATTCAGAGGGCAACATCTTGGTGTGCGCAGGCCAGACAGTCCCGACCGATGGCGAAACAGGATTTGCGAAAGGGTGCGTTTTTATTAAGGAGAATGCCACATCTGGTGTCGCATGCAAATACGAAAACAAAGGAGATGAAACATCTTGCCTTTTTACCATAGCGGATGACGTTTATTTTAAAGAAATCGCATTGACCAATGCACAGATAAAAGCTTTGGCCACAACTGGCATTGAGATAGCACCAGCATACGGCGCAGGAGTGATTGCCGAATTCCTTGGCGGTATAATTATCCACGATGTCGGAACTGCAGACTTTGCCACAGCGCACAATGTAACCGTGAGATACAAAACAGACGGATCAGGCACGACAGTCAGTACCACAGTAACCAGTCCTTTTATTACAGGAAGCGTAGCTGACAAAATTACTACCATAAAACCGATAGTAACCGATGTCGCATTACTCGGTATGGATAACCAGCCGTTAGTCATTAAGGCTTCGGCCAACCCAATAACTGGTGACGGTGTTGGCAGAGTAAAAGCTTGGTACAGGCTATTTGAAACTGGATTATAAAATATGCATAACGCAATATCAAGCCTCCTTGAAAAACGAGGCATAAAAAGCGAAAAGGAATTGAAGCCACACGAGAAAGCGAAATATGAATTATGGATGAAAATCTTTGAAAAGGAAATCAAAACGGAAGACATTAAGAAATTCTTACAGGCGGAAATTATCAGACTTGAAACTGAGTGGTTAGAAACCGAAGACAGAAATCCATTCACATATTTGTTTGAGTGGAAACGCAACATCGAAGTCAAAGGTCGCTTAAAAAATTATAGAACATTAATTGCTTTTATAGACGAGCCAGAGCGCAATAAGCAAAAGCTCGAAAAATATATCAGAAAGCTTATAAATAATAATTAAAAAAATATGAACGAAAAAGCATTAGTAGAGCTTTCGCTGAAAGACCAGAATTATATGACTGAGCTATTAGCGAAAAGCGCAGGAGCTTTGACCCCTGCAGAAAGAGCTCATTTAGTCGCACGCCGTGACTATTTGAACAAAGAAACATTGGAGCGCTTGGACATCAAGGGAGCCGAAGCGATAGCCGATGACAATGGCGATGGTGATACAGACAACGAATACGAAGCGATGACCGTGCCAGAGCTAAAAAAGATGTGCGAGGAAAGGGATATAGAGATTGACCCAAAGGCAAAGAAAGCCGACCTCGTAGATATTTTGAAAGCCGATGACAATGGCGAACTGGAAGATGAAGACGAGAACGAAGACGAAGAATAAAGTTAAACAATTTTAATAGCCAAACTCTTGCGACCACAAATCGAGGAACGGCAAAAAACAACAGTATGCCAAATGAAAATGTCCAAACTGGCAAAAATGACGGTGAAAACCCAACCATTCCGCCAACGGATATGTACGCAGAAATGCGTGGCAAAAAAGATACCAATGATGTGCCATTACACCCAGAGGAACGAGCAGAATACTACAAAGTAAAATTTGCAGAGTCCACAAGGGGCGTGGAAGCATTGGTGGCGAGCGAAAAGAAGCTCAAAGAGGAAAACGAAACCTTAAAAACAAAAAAAGAACAAAACACTGAAGATGAATTGTCAAAAACGATACCAGACTGGGATATTTTAACTCTCGACCAGAGGCGTTCAATATCTATGTCGGTGGGATCATTAAAGCAAGACCTCGAAAAGGTGAAAGCTCAAGTCGCTGAGATTGTTGATGAACGTGAATTCGAACATACTTTTAAAAAAGTCACATCTGAACCCGAATTCGCAATTATTAAGAAGCACAAGCGAGAATTTAGAGAATATGCCTACAAACAGGAAAACTTGAATGTTCCATTATCGATTTTGTCAAAATCATTCTTAGTTGATAAGAACTTAATCGGAGTCAAACCAACAGAGCAGAATAAAGACGACAACCCAGATGCTGGGCGGAGCGGACTTGATTCAGGCTCAGGCGGTGACCGAACTCCTCAAACCCCAAAAGGCGGATACACCGCTGACGAGGTAGAGAAGATTCGGAAAGAAGACCCGAGAAAGTATGCCAGACTCGCAAGAGAGGGCAAGCTTAACATCAAAGAGTAAATCATCTCGTGTATTGTTCGAAAACTTAATTAAATAAATAACAATACACATATGAGCAGTTTCTCAACCAATGTCGGCGAGAAGTTTGCCAGTAATGTTATCACCAAGTTTTTTGAAACAGCCGTAGCTCCGATGATCACGAATGACAACTACGAGGGTGAAATCAAAGGCGGTGGTGCAGACAGACTGAACATTCTCTCCGTAGCGGAAGACCAAGGTCTTCAAACATACACAGGTGCTGACCTTACCCTAGGCAATGCGACAGAAAGCGAAGGCGTTCTGACCGTAAGCCAGAAAAAGGCTTATTATTTTGGTATCAAAAGCTGGGATAAATTTAAATCCTATGCGGAAGATGTCGATAGTGATTTAATCAAACAAAAAGCAGGCGAATTGCAAGAAGCAGTTGACGCTTATGTCCTCGGACTTTATGGGGATGTCGGCGCAGGCAACAGAGTCGGCACAGACTACACCACTGGAACAGTCACTGTAGACGTAACCACTGGCGCAGTCACAGGCTCTGGTACAACTTTTGCATCAGGTATGGTTGGCAAAGGGTTCAAAGCTCTTGGCCACACAGCATGGTATCGTGTCAAAACATATTCATCCACGACTGCAATTGTGATCGAGGATGACAGCGATGACGACACCAGCGCATACACTGGCGGAGCAATCGCAGGCGGAGCCACATACGTAATTGAAGCAAACACAGCCGTTCAGGTAACAGCTTCAACCGTATACACCAAAATCGTAGCTTTGAGGACTAAGTTGAATAAAACTAAAACCCCAAAGGCAGACCGATGGTTGGTAATCCCAGCTGATATTGCTGGAGTAGTAGACACATGCACCGAGCTTGTCCACGCCACTCAAAAGGGCGATGATGTCGTAGCAAACGGCTTTATGGGCAGACTCGCAGGCTTCAATGTCTACGAGAACGAGGAAGTATCTGGTGACGGAACTAACGGCTACCACTGTATGGCAGGCCACAAGTCGGCAATCTGCTTCGCAATGGCTTTTGTAGAAACTGGCGTAGAAGACCTGCAAGGGAACTTCGGCAAAGCATACAAAGGTTTGAATTGCTACGGAGCCAAGGTAATCGACAGACGGCGCAAAGCGCTTGCAGAGGGTTTCTTCAAGTTATAAACGCATACTGAGGGGGTAGATGAAAATCTGCCCCCTTGGGGTATCTAATTAATTAATTCCACTAAAATGATAAACGCAGAAACAAGCCTAAGGGCAAAAATAAAGACTTCTCGTGTTGACACGGTGGTCGCCACTGGCGAAAAGTTTATCGATGTGGAGGTCGAAATCTATGCCGATGAACAGATCATCGAAACAAAGAAATTCGGCTATCCTATTGGAACGCCAGTGGAACAAATTACTAGCGAAATCAGCAACACGCTTGGCAACATGAAAATAGAGGCGGAAAACGCCGTGGCCAGCGAAGAAGCTGAAAAGGTCGAAAAAATAGCTCAGGACACAGTCAACGAATTGGCTGACCTAGAAATTAACGAGCAATAAACATATGAACAAAATCAATAAAGCAAAAGTTAATTATCAAGAAAACTTCGTGTACGAATTGCGTGACAAAGCTGGCAATATCAAAAAATTGTTTAAGGATGGATTTTTGAATACTGCTATCGTAAAATTTGTCAGAGCAAGATACAACCCGTACAACGAGGCAGGCGAAGTAAAATCTGGCCTGTTGGCTAAGATCGCATTGTTCGGTGTACGGATTCCATTCATCACTGGCATGTGGGTAGAACGGATGAGCGTGGCCAACCTGATCACGAGCGCTGGCAAAGCAGGCTTAGCGAGCAGGGTAAATGGCAACGGCGCTGAGGCCGCTTTTACCTATATCGCAATCGGTATCGGCACAACTGCGGCCGCAGTCGGTAACACCGCACTGGAATCGGAAATCACAACCGCAGGCGGACAGCGTGCTAACTCGACCGCTTCCAGAACAACCACAACCGTAACCAACGACACGGCAAGACTGGTAAACACATTCACGTTTACAGGTTCGTTTAACGTAACAGAGGCAGGCGTATTAAATGCAGGCTCCACTGGAACGCTTTTGAACCGCCAAGTCTTTACGGCTGTAGCGGTGGCAAGCGGAGATAGTTTGCAAATCACGGTAGATGTTTCAAATGCTTAGTTCCTGATGTACAGCTCCTTGGAAACAGGGAGCTGGGATTAGAAAATAAATATGATAGAACTATCTCAACAAAGAAATTACAACAGTAAAACATTCTTGCACGACACAGAAGTTGGCAAGAAAGTTTTACAATCCCACGCAGGACATATCCATTACAAAGACGGCGCTGATTTTAAAGAGATAAGCTGGGATTTAATTTGGGATGAAGTAAAAAGAGGCTGGGGTTTTACTACTCACTCTTTCAATCC